GATCTATCTCTAATCCATCTACTACTATATGACTCTTACGGTCTATTACTATGGGTAGACCTTTTGACTCAAACACTAAATCTTTCTTAGCTGGTTCACCGAATGTTAGAGAATACTCATAACCAGCACAACCGCCACCTTTAACGGCTACTCGGAGTGGTACATCTTCAGACAATTCTTCATCCTCTCTGATTCTCTTAAAATTCTTTGCGGCTCTATCTGTTAAACTAATCATTCTCTATTTTCTTCTAGACTTCTCATATCTTTCTTTTTCTTCGTGTAGCCAATCCGCTAAAAGTTTAACGTAAATCTCCCTTTCATACGGCATCATATTCTCTAGGTCTGCTAGGCTGTAATTGTGATGTTGCATAAGTTGGAAGTTGGTCTTGTAATGATTGGCCAACGTATCATAACTTATGCAAAGCCGAAAAAATCTTCCAGCCCCTCCAGAAGGACCGGTTCTTTATGACCACATTTTGAACACTTATAATCAACCTTGTGTCTTAATTGCGGTAGATGACCAAAAAATTCTTTAATTTCGTCAAATGCTTTTTCGTGTAAATTCTCTACAAATTTAACCATCTCAGCTTTTGCTGTTTCTTTACCTTTATAAACAGCCTCTTCATCAAATACAAAGTCTATTGAATCGACAATAATTTTAAACATCTTTTCAATAGGATCAGGTTCGTTATCGTGAACTTTCACTTCTTCAGTAGACAAAAACTTTAATTGAATTCCAATTGTATCCGTAATCATTATCTTTGAATAATCTTTTTCAGGAAAATCAATTTTGATTTCGTCAATTCTAATTGGATATTTATCTACGTGCCCACAAATCTTTCCGTCTTTTCCTTCTTGATTACAAGTAAATGATGGCTCAATCATTTCGCCACGACTTTTTGCTCTAATATTTAAGAACATATAATCTACATCAAATGCAGGTAACTTATTTCCATCTATCTTTCCATCGGTACAGTTTGTGATGATTCTTAAAATCACATCCCTTACTACTCTCTGAAACTCATCTCCCTTTAATTCCTTTGCTCCTTCCATTGCTGTTAAAAGAATCTTTTCTTCTTTCACCAGAAATGGTCTGTAGGACACATTCTGTTTTGAATCCGATGGTAGTTTTAAACTATATATCGGTGTATCTATTTTTGGTAATGCCATAATATTATCTCCTATTAACAATTATATTATCAATGCAGGGAATAAACGTTTATTCCCATTAACTTGTATTTGCAATGTCAGCGTTTTGTCCGCTGGAGAGATTCATTGCTATATCAAAGGGCTTACCTTCGTCTATCTTATCTGGATCAGCCCACCATCCATCTTTAGGATCAGTATGATTCCAATCTTTATATGCCCAAGTTACAGTAAATGTTGCTATTTCTCCTTCACTACCCCAAGAATATTCTATTGGTCCAACAGTTGTTGGATATGCTTCCATTAAAACGATATTCGCAATAGCGCCACCTTGTCTATCGAGAGGAATAATTCTAATCTCTCCTATATAATCTTCATAATAACTTAAGGTATATACTTGTCTATGTTTTCTAGGGGCGCCCAAAGATGTCCCTGTAGCGTGTTTAACTTGTCCCACAACAGCAGATATCCAACCATCAAAGAATCTATGTTCTGCATAATCCTCACCACACATAAATATCATAGTCGTTGTGTCAACTATTAAATCATTTGCTACTTTAAAGATTGGGCCAAATCGTTTACCATCCATCGTACCTAGACTTTTACCAGGTAATGTTACTTGTTTCGCTTTATATGAAAGAAATTTACTACCTCCCTTTTCATCGTCTACACCAGTGTAAAACTTCCCTAGCCAACCGCCACTTCCGGTAGTTCCCATTGTTTTGTGTCCTCGGGGCATATAAATTTCGATAGAATACATATTATTTCTAGCGAAATCACCATCTTTACCTAATATTTCGTTAAATTCTGATACAATCATTATTTGCTCCAAACTGATTTTGCACTCGGTGAACTGGTACCTACAAATTTCTGATATGGTAGAAATATAACATTCTCCCATTCATTTGGTGGTGCTTCCAGTAGACTTGTTCTTACGTGTCCGTATAAGTATTTATGTATCATTTTGTCGGCGTGTCTCACATTTCGTATTGCATCCCAAGAGACATTGAATTTTGCTTTGTCCGTCATATCTTCGACTTCGCCGTGTTGAGTAGCGAATGCCATCATTTTTTTGAAAAAGACCATTCTGTCCATAGGAGATACATAATGAAAATTGAGTCCCATAAACCCATCCCTATACACATCAAGCACAATAATAAGAGGAAATTTATCCCAATATGGAAGTATATCTTTGTATTTGGCATCATATCCAAATGTAAATATCTTCCCGGGTTCTAGTTTTGCTTTCTTTTTGAATCCTTTTGCTGATTCTCCTACTTTTCTCTTAAACCACGCTACCGATTGTTTAGCTTTTTTCGCTTTTGAAACTCTTTTAGAAGACAACGCAGAAGTAGTCAATTCGGCACCAATAGCTCTTCGTGCCATCTGACTTGTCTTACCAGACTTTTCTACTTTGCCCCATTGTCCTCCCAACCAACGATACTTACGTCCATCTGAAGCGACTCTCTCGGTGCCTTTTGCGACACTAGTAATTAATTTTTTTGAGACTCTTGCCATATTACTTTACCAAATGGTCCTCTGTTAGTATTTTAAATTGCCACTTCCTATCATCACAAAATTCTCTAGCCATTTCAAACTTTGCTTCATTCACTTTCCACGTCTTCAACGCTCTTAAATAACGATATTTAGACTTAGCGGTCTTCCCCATTTTTGGTGGTCCGACCTGTGTCTTTGGCTTAACTTCTATTACGATGTTTTTTAGCTGGCCACTATCACCGATTATCTTAATCCAAAAATCAGGAAAATATCTATGAACTTTTCCGTCAACAGGGCTTACGTATGGAATAACAAGTTCTTCACTATTCCATTTGATTATGTTTTTGTTAGTATCAGCATATACCATAAAGCGTCTTTCCCAAGACGAGCGATATACTACGTTATCAACTGCCCCTACGTATTTTGAGCGATTCTTTACTTTATATTTTCCCTTATAAGCCATCTCAACTATTTATATAAATAGTTCAAAGGACTTATTATCACGAAAAGAAGGTCATATGGCAGTAAAAAAAGGAAGAGTCGCACCAGATATTGGTTCCCATGGAAAAGGATCTGTAGCAGTATCAGATGTCAGCAGTAGCCTCACCGAAGGCAATAAAGCATACGATATTGCATCAACATTCTCACCCGATAAATCGGATCAGTCCATCTCCGGCGGAGCTGAGGTATTTAAATTCCCTTTAGATGATGTATCAGCAGGAAATTTTTGGACAAGATTAATAATTAATTCTTGGGTACCAGTTATTCGAGAAGGAGAGCCTAAGACTGGGACGAAGAGCGGATTGGATAAAGACGGTATTGCTAATATTTGGTTACCTATGCCATTAGGTCTTACTACTACCTATAATCAGAATTATTCAGATACAGATAATATGATGATTAATAGGTCTTCTGGCGCTCACGTTGGTGTAAAGGGATTGCAAGGCGATGTAGGAAACATAGTGAATCGGGCAGCAGGAGCATCTATGGGCGCGGCAAATGAAATTGGTGGGGTGCTTTCAGATATAGCCAACGTAAATAGTTCCGGTAAAATGGGAATGGGTTCAATACATAATCAGCAGATGGGATTAGTGTATGATGGTGCACAATTAAGATCACACTCTTTAGCTTGGAGAATGATACCGAAAGATAGAGCAGAACAAAAAGCGATTGAAATAATTTGTTTAATGTTTAAAAAATTCGCGGCTCCGGTAGTTAAGGGAGTTGGAGGCGGAGATGTAAATTCTGCAACTTCTAACGCGGCTCATAAAGATGCAGTAAAAAAGGCGAAGGCGGCAGCGGGACAAGCGACGGGTCAAGGAGGACCACCATCTAATGCCACAAGCATTCTTGACGGAGTAGGGGATAATATGAGAAATATAGGTAGATTAGGTATACCCGTAACAGTCAATGTAGAATTCTGGTATGGGGCGGCACGTAATGAACATTTATTTCAAATAAAAGATTCTTTTATCACCGCAGTAACAGTCAACTACACGCCAACAGGAACGTGGAATGCATATGAAGATGGCGCTCCAATTGAAACTCAATTAACAGTGGAACTTAAAGAAAATGCAATCATTACTCAAGGTGATATTCAACAAATTGGAGGTTACTAATGGCTAAATATACAAAAATACTTCCACAACTGTCTTATAATGGAGTAAGCATAGCTGATATCACACACAGATTAAATATGCTCAAAACGGTCGAAAAATATGCAACAATGTATTATTCCGTGACAATAGACGAGACCTCTTCTCCCGAAAAAGTAGCGGAACAGTATTATGGAAATCAAGATTATTGGTGGATTGTATGTGCAATAAACCATATAATTGATCCATTTTATGATTGGGTAATGAGAGAACCAGAAGTCTATGCTTATGTGAACAAAATTTATGACGACCAAGATGAAATTCATCATTGGGAAGATTCAGAATATGTTCAATATGCCGAACAATCTGTCCAGGAAGACAGAGTGCCTATTACTAATTTAGAATGGGAAATGCATTTAAACGATAAAAAAAGACAAATTATGTTACTCAAGCCTAGTTATGTTCCAGAGATAGCGGACGAATTTACGAAATGGATGAGAAATACTAAACAACAAGTTCAGGAATAATATATTATGCCAGGTCCTTTCCCTACAGCAGAAACATTAGATCCCCGCACCCTCTCTGATTGGAGTTGTAAATTTATAAATTATAGAGGTGATGATCCAGCACCCGAATTGGGCAGTATCATCGAGCAATTGAGTATCTGGGAATCGATATATAATAATTGTATGTTTGGCAACGTGATGATAAAGGATGGAGCAGGTATGGTTGAGGCTAATGGTATTGTTGGCTCCGGTCTAGAAGAAATGCAT